ACAATATCATCAATAGCAGCCTGAACTTCAGGCTGTTGCATCATAGATCTATATCTTGAAATTAAGTCAGCTTCAGAACGAGCTGTACCTTCTAGGTCAATAAAACTGCTGATAGCCCCACCTGTTGCGGTGAGGCTTACAGCTCCGTCTTCTTCTGTAGGTGCGACAAAAGACTTAACGTTTTTATTCTCTTCGTTCTTCCTTTGTATTTGAAATCCAAATAACTCAATAGCCATTATATATAAACTCCCTTATATGCGAAAGCATTAATGCCTTCTACATTATTTATTTTAGGTAGTTGTACCACCATCGCCAGTAGTTCCACCAACGACTTCCCACCAATCGTAATCAAAAGTTACATCAAACCTTTCAATGTCGTCTACGTTATTCCAATCAACTCCAATAGCTGCAATGTTTTGAGGAAAAATTCCGTTAAACTGATAAGTTCTTAGCACATCACCTGTCTTCGAATATTGAATGACTTGTGCTTGTGATTTATAGTTTAATGGACTAGAAGTTGCAAATCCACGCAAGTTTCCTTGGTGTGAATTAATTGCAGCACTCCATGCTTCCATTGCATTTCTAATTAAGAAATCTTCATCGTTGATTACTGTTACAGTCCACTGACCGAATCTTCTATCTCCAGCCAATTTTACCCTTCTTCCGAAATAAGGAATTTCAATCGTTCCTAAATCAGAAGTCGGAATTTGTGAAGCCTGCACCATGAACGGTGTTTTTAGGTCTCCAGCTCCATCTACAGGGTTTGCAATCTGCACCTGGAACAGAGAACCTTTAGCACCACCTCCGGTGAGCTGGCTTCGCATTTCATTAATATTAAAAGCCATTTTGTTCTCCTCTTATATCTTTATCTAACGATCTCAGTAAAGTCAACGCCACTTCTGACCGCTACGAAGTTTAGTTGGATATAATTGATAGACCTTGCAGGCTTAACGTAAATATCACCAACAAATTCATTTCTATCAATGACTTCGCCTGTGTTATTTGAACCGTCACAAACTACCTTATAGTCAAATATACCTCTACGACCTTGAACATCTCTTAAGAAAGGTTCAATCAAGTTCACAAATTGTGCTCTTGTAAACTCATCGTTAAATTCAAATAGTGTAGATCTTGCTGCGACTGAAATTGCCTTTTCGAGTACAATAAACAATCTTCTAACGTTGATTCTATCAAAAGCTGTTGGCGTGCTGATAAATGTTTTATCACCAAACAATACAGCTCCTACTCCTTGTTCAATTACCACTGGGTTAATTGCATTTTTATATAATTCATCTCTTTCCGCTTTGTTAGGATTGAAACCCAACTTGATAACATTTTTAATATTACCTCTGTTGTATCCCGCAGGTGAGAACCATGGATCTCTATTATCGTCTGTTCTTGCACATGTACCGGCGATATCTGCTCCTAATGGGACCCATCTATATAAATCATTGTATTTGTCATATTGATATTTATATCCGCTATCCACAACTGCATATGTGCTTTGTGATAACGTTGATACATAATCAACAATATCATCTGCTGTAGTATCCGCATATTCTGGAGAAACAAACACAATAGAGTCTTTTCTTTTCTCTGCAACATTGTCAATAATGTAGTTTGCAAGAGCTGTTCCTCTTGGACGTCCTACAATTAACAATGAAACATCTACTTCTTCAGAATTTTTATAAAGATCCCAACCGTTTGCTAATTTACCGATTGCAATATCTTCTTCATCATCTCCATCACTGCCACCTGTTAGTTGTAAGTATGCAGATTTATTTGCATCACCACCAGTTACCAAAGCTGCTCGCCACGCACCATTATCAGTTGCACCAATCCAGTTTGATCTAGATTCTAATACTTCTGGTAAATAGTTAGTTGCACCATCAAATGTTTTGGCGCCTTGGGTTGTTGAAATATTTTCAAATTTTTCTAAAACAGTTCCAGGAGTACCTGAAATTGCTCCGTCTTCGTCAATAACGATAATATTGTAAAATCCTGCAGTAGGTGTAACATCAAAAGCGTTATAGTATCCGTATCTTAAACGATAAGCAGAATTTACCGGCTCCGCAGATACAAATTTTTCTGCAAAATTTAGATTTACTGTATACAAGTATTCTTGTGGGCTTGTATTAGCAACCGCTTGAACTGTAGGTGTGTCAGAGCTTGTAATAGTTAGTTCTTGACCATTTACTACTAGTTTATCGTTATTATTAAGTTTATCTGAAAGCTGAGCAACAGTTGCTGCTGTGTTTGCAGATGTCTGGTAAGTAATCGTTCCTGTATCGGCTGAAGGGTTTAAACTTACCAACCCTATACCGTCATCGTTAAAAAATCCGTCAGATCCCGCATAGGAAACTAAAATTGAATCTGCAATTTTACCTTCGTACTTTGCTTGAAATACGTTAGACGTATCTGCACTTTTTGCTGCGGAATTACTTACTACACGAGTGACGAATAATGCATCACTGTAGTCTAAAAAGTTTGCTGCTGTAAAGAAAGATTCGTGGTTTGTCCATGTAACAGTGCCTGTGTTAGAAAAATCTGTGTAAGGTTTACCAAATCTAGATGCTAACTCGACCTGTGAGGTGACAAGAATTCTTTCATTCGTAGGTCCCCAACGGAAAACACCAACGCTGGCGCCCTCTGTTGTGGCTACAGCAGGCACAACTGTTGTTAGATCGATTTCACTTACATTTATGCCTGGACTTAGTTGAAAAGCCATCTCATTTCTCCTTGTTTATTATAATAAGTTTTAACTTACTCAAAGTATTATATCCTATTATTTATAAAAATCCAATTTACAAGATTAATAGTTGAACCATGCGTGAGGTATAATTACTTCTTCTTCAATATCATCCTCAAGGTTATTAAACCCAATTGGTAATAACATGTTTTCCAAATCATCTTCATTTCTTTGTTTTAACTTATACATTGTGTTTATATCTGTCATTTCTTTGAAAAAAGCTTGGTCAGAAAGCCATCCAAACAATACACAGCACATGACTGTATCATCGTGGCATCCACCCTCTGCTTCATACGATTGCCCCTTTCTAGAAAATGTTGACAGTTCTTGTATTGTATCAAAATCATTTATGATTAATTGATCTTGCTCAATCAACATTTTCATCATATTACATCCAATAGTCTTTACAGCTTTGGTTGTTCTAATGCCTTTATCAACACTAGATCCAAAGCCTCCAGAAATTCTTTTACCGGATCTACCGGCGCTTTCTGTAAACAACATAGATTCGATTTCATAATCCAAATGTAATAAATCAGAAACTTGTTGTCCAATATCGTTTATTTCTATCAAAACATACGCTTCATTATACATCTTTGCAATTCTATATATGATTTCTGCGTAGTCAATAGGTGTTATTGTGTTATCTCTATACGTACAAACCTGTTTATATGGCATTTTACTAACATCAAATACACTAAATGCAGAATAATCTAATCCTTTACCTCTAGAAACGTCAGCAGTTAATACATACGGACAATTTTTATTAGGTAATTCATACACTTTTACATTTGATTGTATTGACTTTGGTTCCTTTATAACCAATGTTTTTAACTTAGAACCTTCAATTAAAGTACCTGATGAACCTAAAAATGCACATTCAAATTCTTGTTGAAATTTTTGTGTATCAAAGTCCATCGATGCCAATGTTTCTTTTTTCCATGCCTCATCTCTACCAGGAACTCGTTCCCAAGCAACTTCAACAAATTCAAAACCATTTGTTTTTTCTCTTGCACCTTCACAAGTTTTATAAAAATGATTTAATCCATTTGGTGTAGAAGTGAACAACATCTTTGTTGTTTCACCAGATGAAATTGTAGGAAAAACAGAAGCAAAAAATTCATCCCAATTTTCAACAAATGCTGTTTCATCTATATACAATAATGATATAGATTTACCACGTATGGCAGATGATGAAGTTGCTGAAGCGATAATCTTACAACCATTTTCAAATTCAACTGAACCCTTATTCCATTCGATAACACCTTGTTGCATCCAATTTGGAAGAGCTTCATAGGCTATTTTAATTCTATCCAAAATTTCCCTAGCAGCTTCTCCTTTGTTTGCTAATAGAGCAACAGTTTTATGCTCATTGAATAAAATATAGTGTAAAATTACTGTAACCGCAGTTGTTGTTTTGCCCGCTTGTCTTGAAGTAACAACGGTAACTCTTCTGCTATTAGTAATTTTTTCGATGATTTCTTTTTGATAATCATATAATTTAATAGGAATAAGACCTCTATCAACATGAACAATATTGATGTATTTCTCGGAAAAATAAATTGGATCCTTAGAACACTTTATGTATTCTGCAACCATTTCAGGCGTAAATCCTAATTCGGTTCCTTTTCTTTTTAAATTTACGTTACCTAAGTAACCTTCACTCTTCATTCTTTAGGTCCTTTAATACTTTTTGTAAATCTGCTGTTGACCCAACAAATAAGTTGTTATTTACTGTTCCTGGTTTTTCAACCTTTGCCTCACGTTCTACTTTTTTATCAGACATTTGAACTAAATCTTTATTTGCATCAACTAATGTTTTCATAATTGTTGATACAACTTCGTATGCACGAGGATGCTCAGATGCTCTGGCAACTTCAATCATATCTTCTAAAGCATGAGTTCCTTTTTCAATAACATTATAAAAGTTTTCTCTTGCATATTGATAATCTTTTTCAGCGGCATGTTCATCTTTAGGCACAATATGATTATCAGCTTGAGATACAGGAATAACTTCAGGCAATGGTGTCAAACCTAAAGATTTACCAATTTCATCTTTTTTCATAATTAGGTACTCTCTGTTATTTCGACAATATACCCCCAATTGTCTTCTTCTGATATCTGATTAAATGGAACTGTAACCTCATCTGGTTGTGATATTAGTGCAGAAGCTGGTGTTTTATAACCAGCTCCTGGATTTGTTATAATAAATCCAGAAACTTCTTTAACTGATGTATCAACTACAACATTTGCTGTTGCTGTTATTGATTGAGGTGGGTCAAAAATTGCTGAAGGCGGGTTTCCAGAATCATATCCCAATCCTCCATAACTTATATTAACATCTACAACCTCTCCATTAACAACATTTGCTGTACCTTGTGCAGAATAACTTGTAGGTGAACCTGTAGGAGCACTAAATGTATACTCAGCAACTGGACCGCCTACGTTTTGACCGTTATCTAAAAAGAAATCGTTAAACGCATAACCAAATCCTCTGTCTTGCAAAATTACGCCTGTTAATTTTCCTTGATTTACTGTTGCTAATCCAAAACCAGATCTTGCTGGAGTAGGTGCATCAATTGATACACTAATAATTCTTGTTGTCACAGCATTAGAAAGGGAAACTGTAGGTATACTTGTAATTTGATAATTTAGTACATTAGCAGTTACTGTGGACGTATCTGTTATTAATGTATTACCTGAACTATATTCATATTCAACAGTAACTGTTGGTCCTGTTGTGTAGTTTGTTCCAGGAGTAGTTATTACTAAGTCTACAGTTGTATCTCCGGGATTAATATTTCCTTCTGCTATTGCTTGAATTGATGCAGGAGGTTCGCTCACTTGAACTGAAGGAGCTCCGTCATAATATCTTGAAGCAAATGTTATCACAGCGTTTTGTAGTTCATTAGTTGATGTATTTGCAATTGAATATGCCTCTGCAGGTGTAGCAGGTAATGTTGGAGCAGCAAATGTAACCGCAGGAGCCGTATTATAATGTCCTCCAGGATTTGTAACTGCAAAGCTAGTAACCTGTTCATCAGCTCCAATTAATCCTCCACCTTGTGCTGTTTCAATAGAAGGTGGGTTAATTGTTATTGTTGCTTCTTCATATGCAAAACCTGTATCAACTAAGTTTATGGCACTAATTTGTCCATTAGCAACCTCTGTTGTAGCTGTTGCTCTACGTCCTAATAAAATGTTTGTAGGTTCACCATCAGCTGTTAATCCGGGTTGTGATTGTATATCTTCTAATTTTTGATTTGTTTCTGTATCACGCAAAGGTGTATCAACAAATTTAATAACTTTTTTAGTTTCGGTAGGACCAAAATAATATCCACGGACAGTAAAACTCAATGTGTATGTTAAGGTTCTTCTTGTTAAATAGTCACCTTCATACTCATCATTTTGTACAACTGAGTTTAAAATAATTGGAACATCTAACTTTAAATCAAGTTCATCAATTAATTTGACTGAAGCAGTTATATCCGGTTTAAAGAAAGGTAAAATTTGTTCAAGTATTTTAGTTCCATCCTCTTGATGTTTTACCATAATGTTTAATTGAAACTCAATATCATAAGGTGCCGGAACATATTGTGATATCTTTGTATCAGGTGCAGTTTGATATCTGTTCCTAGTTAACGAAGTTAATTTTCTTTCTGGACTAAAATTATAATTAATAATTTCAAATGACATTCTTGGAAGTGTCATTGCAGGTCTATTAAGATTAGGATCTCCTTCAATTCGACTTAAAACTTTTTGCATGGGTGCGTAATGAATTGGAACCTTCATTCTTTGAATGACTTGATTGTTATTATCCTTTCTTTCAATAACAATATCGTTGAACAATGTTCCAAACATTGCAACGTATCTTCTAGTGGTTGAGTGATAAAATCTATTTCCGAACATTAATAATTACTCTCTCCAAAAGGATTCTCAGTTGAGAAATCAAGGATATTATCTGCTTCAGATTCAATTGTGAAGTTGTCAGCAAAATTATCAACTTCTTGTAGTGTGTAGTTATTTGCTACTGCGTCATCTCCTGTAGTTATTAATGGTTTAAATACATCATCAACTTCTGGTATACCTGTTTCAAATCTTTCATTACTAAATTCAAACAACTCACATCTTAAATCATATGTTTGCAATGAACCCATTTGATAGAATATGGCTTCATGT